GCTGGTGACACAACTGCAGCATCAAACGTATCAATAATATTAACAGGTAAATCTAATATTGAAAGAGCTTTTAATTTTTTTATATCTCAAGAAGGTGGAGAGTTCACAGTTGAACAAGCGTGCGGTATGATTGGTAATTTTTGTGTTGAATCAGCGGCTACTGCGAACAATGGTGATATCGATCCTACAGCAGTTTCTGGATTTAATGATGAAGGATCGTTTGGTATAGCACAATGGAATCCAGCTAAAGCCGCAGGTGATAGATTTGGCAAACTAGTTGAATTTTCAGCAGGCCAAGGATTAAGCCATACAACGCTTGAAGCACAATTACTTTATGTCAAATATGAACTTGAAACATTTAGTTATTTAGGCTTAGGTCCACTAAGAAAAGCGGAAACAGTAAAAGAAGCAACCGAAGTGTTTCAAGATAAATATGAAAGACCGAATGCAAGCTTAGCCAAAACAGAACAGAGAATAGAGTTTGCTGAAGAAATATTTCGTAAGTTAGGTAGAGGAGGTCTTGAATGACAACATTTGATACTGGTAAAGGTACACAAGTAATATTAAGCAAAACTCCACTTGAAATTACAGAAGTTGTAGGAAATAAAAGACAAGGTTTTAAACCATCTACAATACATGAATATGTATTAGAAAATAACATCGTTAAATTTAAAGAATACTATGCATTTGCTAAAGTTACATATGAGGTTGAAGGTGATCCTCAACAATTTTCACAATTTGTTGGTAAAAATTTTGCAGATGCTTTTTTTCAAACTCAATCTTCGATAAGTAAGCAAACAAGTGAAATATATGATGATGTTCAGTTTGATAAGATAAATAATGAAGGCGTAACTTTAGGAAACTTTGATGAAAAAGATGGATTAAAATCATTACAAGCTTTTACTAAAATAGGAAAGAGCTTAAGTAAAAGTCCAATGGTGGCTATGCTTACAGAAAAAGCTGGTGACGGATCATTGCTAAAAAGCGCTTCTCAATTATCAGCAATACAAGCTCAAACCGGTGGTAGAGGTGGTAATGGTTTTTTAAATAAAAAAATTACACATGCAAGTCCAAGGGCTGCAATAAATTCTATAAAAAAAGTATTACCAGCATTGAAAGAATCAACATTACTTGAAAGCGTTAAAAACTTGGCAGTCAATTCAACTAAAATAACCACTTCACTAAAAGAAGAAGAAAATCCGGCAACTAAAGTTGTTAAAAGAGTTTCAGCCGAATATAAAGCTAAATTAAAAGGTTGTTCTGATGCAGGACTAACACTTAATCCTTTAGCACTATTTGGAGGCATCGGTAGAGAAAAATGTAATGCTGCAGCACAAGGACTAGCGAAAATTAAAGGAATAAAACCTGCAGGATTTGATATTAAATCAAAGTTAGGCGGTGTTGCTGAGGGTCTTAAAGATTTCGTAGCTTCAAAAGGTATTAAAGTTCCTGATTTTATCGAAGAAGGTGGTGTAAAAACAAATATATCTCAGCACTTCAAAGCAGGAAGTTTAATTGCTGATATAAAACCTTCAGAAAAATTTCAAATTAAAACTTTATCTTCAGGATTTGCTGGTCATAACACTTCTTCTTCATATGAATTTACTTTTGTAAATTCTGTTGATGAGCTTGAAACTGAAATGAGTAAATCAAATAGAGGTCCAAAATCAAAAAACTGTGATGAAGCTATTAATGCTTTAGTGGTTGGATGGACTGGACCTTTAGTTGGTCCACCTGAAAAAGTAAATGCTAGTGCATTACAAGAAGTAAGTAAAAAATATGATATTCAATTTTTAACTAATGAACTTGAATCAACAGGTGACGTAAATGCAGGAGCCAATGCAGCAAATACAATATCTAATAGACCAAAAATATATGGAATACAGCCTCATTATTTAATATTGCAGAATGGTGATTTACAAAGAGGTAGACCTATAGATGAAATACGTAATCCAGATTACGGTAAGATGACAAAGACTGGATTAAAGTTAACATTTGTGGCTGGTGATGACATGCCTATAAATGAAAAACAATATGAAACATTCGATAAATTTATAAAAAAATGGATTACTGTGTTTCCCGGCGGAGAAGTATTCGGTGATTATGAACTTGATAATAGATATAAAGGACCAAATTTTAACGTTAAAGAAAGAGTTTCTTCTAAGTATAAAAAAGAATTTTTAGTAGCTAATCCTGCAGCTCGTGAAGAAATGCCATGTAAAGAAGAATTAAATTTAGTCAGACCAAAAAATATAGCTAAAGCAAACGTTGCAATAGGTAAACCTCTTGATATTGATAAAGCAAATGCAGACATAATAGAAACTATTGAAAGTAAACAGTTTCAAGAAGATTTAAATACGGCTATAAATAAATTTGGATCAGCATTTGGTTCTTTGCAAGGTGTAAGCAGAGATAAGCTTGAAGCTGAATTTGGTGCTAAAAATTTACCAGTAGGAAATTTGAAGCAGCAGCTAGATGCAAAGATTTCTGAAGCTAATACAAAACTTGGATTAAATAAAGCAACAATAGACAGTGTAACTGAAAAGTTAACTAAAAATAAAACTTTGGATTTAGAATTAGCTAAACAAATGTCTGAAAAAATAGTGTTATAGGTATAAAATGACAGAAGAACTAATTAATAAATTTGTAGACCCAGGTGAATTTTCATCTCGTAGAGATGGTGCCGATGGTAGAACTGATCCTAGTGGAAGATATCCTAGAGCTGAATACGTCGGAGTTAGTTCTGTAAATAACGTTGCCACAGGTGCCAAAACAAAAAACGTATACTTAGGTGGATCAGCGCCGAATGTTGATTTAGATTTATCAACTGAACCTACATCAGATTACACTCAAAATCAAGTTAAAGAAACTGCATCTGGACACGTAATAGAGTATGATGACACTTATGGCCGTGAAAGAATTATGCTACGACATCGTACGGGTTCAGGCGTTGAAATGAGAGCAGACGGAAGTGTAATCATTAGCTCTACTAAAAATTCAGTAAAGATAACTGCAGCAGATGAAAAAGTTATAGTTGAAGGTGATGGTGAAGTAATATATAACGGTAACTTAAAAATGAGAGTTGCCGGTGATTTTGACATGGAAGTAGGTGGAGATTTTAATGTTAAAGTCGGTGGAGATGTAGAGAAAAATATAAGAGGATCTTATATTAAAGAAGTTATTGAAAATTATGAAAAACGAATTGTAGGTAATAGCGCTAGCTTTATAGTCGGAGCTGCAACTGAAACCACATTTGGTAATAAGAATAATATCATAAAAGGTAATTTTGATAACACCGTAGAAGGAAATACAGAGTTTGCCGTTAAAGGTGAAATACTAATGACGAGCGCCGACGGTGTTATTGTAACATCTCCTGATGTAAATATTGTTGCAAGCTCATTATCGGTATTAGGTGATAGCGGAACTATAGGTGGTGCTAACATGGTTTATTATGGTCACACTGCACATATACCACGAGTTAATTCTACTTCAGTTCATGCTACTGCCATGTACGCTACAACATTTCACGGAGATTTAAATGGTGTAGCCGATAAAGCAGATGAAGCGAATAAAGCTGGAACCGCTGCAATAGGTGCAACTGGAACAGGAGGAACACCAACAGTAAATAGCACTACAGCAGCAGATTCAGATACATCACAACCTACAACTGCAACTATATCAGATTTAATTAATAATAGTAGTTTAGGTGTAAGAGTTGTAGAAGTAGATACATTTGGAGATTTAAAAAATGCAACTGATAGAACCGCAGATTATGGTGGAATATCTAAATTTGATTTAACTACTGAAGCTGCAAGATCTAAATTAAGAGATCCAAATAATTTAAACAATACAACTTTTATAGCTACGCTATTATCGGATGGAACCATTTCGAAGAATTTTGTTAATAGTACTGCTCCAAATTTTGGAAGAGTTGTTTCAGCAGATAAAATTGCAGTAAGAGGCACCGAGAATATAGGTAAACAAAGTGCACAAACTAGATTATTTACAAATACATAAGGCATTAATATGGCAGTAATTACAACAATAGTTCCAAATCCTTTATATAACCCAGTTTGGCAAGCGGATATAACTGCAAAAACAAAATTAGGTGATGGCATCACCATGTCTAACTTTTTTGGTTGGAGTGATGCTGTAACAATAAATGAAGTAACTAAAAGAAGTGATAGAGTAACTTTAGCAAAACAATATTACTTACACGCTGAAGCTATTGCTACTGTTAATTCTACAACAGGTTCAAAACAATTTGAAGATTTTAGGTTAATAGTTTCAGAAGGATTCTATAAAACTGGGCCATCAGAAGAATTAGATATAAGTGATGGAATAAATCATTTTAAAACAACAGGACAAGCTGTAGTGTATGAATTGAGAAATACTAAAGGAGATATTGCTTTTAGTAAAACATTCGATTTAGCAGTATACTGGAAAAATACAATTAATTTTAATAAACTAATACTAGATTATGATACCTATAATCCAGATGGAACTTTACATGCGTGCATTATATTAATAATGCCAGAAATTATTTCACCGTGGAACGTAAGATATGAAAATATAGTTGAAACAAGATTTAATAACAATGTTCAAACGACCAACGAACTTATGGAAGTTTTGATATAAATAGAAAAAAATAATTTAAAAGGATTATAAATGCCTACTAGAGCTTTTGCAGTTGAAGATGGTAATATTGGTTTAACCACTATATTAACATCAAGAACTAAATCATATAGCGATATCGATTTAACATTTACACCTAAAGCTTCTGGTGATGTTTTTAAAAAACAACATGGTGCTGCAGTAAAGCAAGCAGTAAAAAATTTATTACTTACTAATTTTTCTGAAAAACCATTTGTTCCAAACTATGGTGGTGATTTAAATGCTATGCTTTTTAGATTAAGCACTGAAATTGATGATACGACCTTAGAAGATGATATTATTAGAGCTATTGAAACATATGAACCAAGAGCACAAGTTTTAAATGTGCAAACTACATTAAATCCTGATAGGCATGAAGTAAAAGCAACTGTAACATTTAAAGTAATAAGTACACAAGAACAACAAAGTGTAGATATATCTTTGACGAGGTTAAGATAAATGGCAACAACTATAAGATCGGCTGATTTAGACTTTGATACAATTAAGTCAAGGCTGAAAGAATTTTTAAGAAAGAAATCGGAGTTTGAGGATTATGATTTTGAAGCTTCAGGTTTAAGCAACATATTAGACGTTTTAGCATATAATACACACTTAAATGGTTTAACTGCTAATTTTGCTTTAAATGAAAGTTTTTTAAATACCGCTCAACTGCGAAGCTCTTTAGTTTCTCATGCTGAATCATTAGGTTATACTCCTAAATCATTCACATCTTCTGAAGCTAAGTTAAATTTATCTTACACCATTTCTAACTCAAGTAGGCCTACTACAATAACTCTTTTAAAAGACACGCCTTTTACCGCGTCCGTTGATGGTGTAACATACACATTTCAAACAAGAGAAAATTTCACTGCAACTGATAACGGCAGCGGATTATATCAGTTTGTTACATCAACAGACTCAACCGATATTCCAGTATTTGAAGGAACTATTAAAAATAAAACTTTTTTTGTAGGTGACGTTGCAGATTCACAAATATACGTAATTCCTGATGTAACAATAGACACTTCAACTATTGAAGTACAAGTTTTTGAAACAGCAACTAGCACCACAGTATTAGACACATATACAAATATCAATAAAGCTGTAAGGATTACTTCAGATTCCACACATTATCAAATTAAAGAAGTTCCAAATGGATATTTTGAAATAATATTTGGTGATGGTTTTTCAACCGGTAAAGCTCCTACGGCTGGCAATAAGATAGTAGTAAATTATCTTTCCACTAAAGGGCCAGCTGCAAATAATGCATCTACATTTTCAAATAGCACACAATTTACAAATACAGCACAATCGCCAAGTCAGACGTATAACTTATCAGTTACAACGTCGAGCAGTTCAGCTGGTGGTGCTTTCAAAGAATCGATTGAATCTATAAGACAAAATGCTGGAGTTGTTTTTTCTTCACAAAGAAGATTAGTTACTGCTGAAGATTACAGAGCACAAATAAATGCTAATTATGGAACATACTTAGATGATGTTATTGCTTATGGCGGTGCTGATAACGATCCACCTAAATATGGATGTGTATTTGTTGGATTGAAATTTAAAGACAATATAACTACTGAAACTAAAGATTCAGTAAAAGATGAAATTATAACAGAACTTTCAGATAATTTAGGAATTATGTCGATTGATATAATTTATTTAGATCCTGTAACATCTTTCTTAGAATTAACTACAACTTTTAATTTTGATCCAGATTTAACAGACACTTCAGCACAAGGTATGCAAACTAATGTAACGAACAAAATAAATGAATTCTTTGCTGCTAATTTAAATAAGTTTAATAAAGTGTTTAGAAGATCAACATTACTAACTCAAATAGACGATATTAGTGATTCGATATTAAACTCAAAAATGGAAATAAAAGTTCAACAAAGATTAGTTCCTTCGGTTGGTTCAACTTTATCATACACAATAAACTTTCCAATGGCAATTGCAGCACCAGATGATGTTAATTTTAGAGTAACTACCACTAAATTTACGTTTAATTCCAGACAGTGTTCAATAAGAAATTTATTGAACACTAACACTCTTCAAATTATTAATGAAGACGGAGCCATCGAAGTTAGTAACATTGGTACATATAATGAAGCGGCTGGAAGAATAAATTTAACTGGATTTGCACCTACTGCAGTTGATGGCGAATCAATTAAATTTTCAGTAGTACCTGCAAATCAAAGTACAATAAGGCCTTTACGTAATTTTGTATTAGATATCGATAAGACAAGAACGAATACACTTGCAGTTGTAGACAATCAAAACACATTAACAACATTATAATATGCCGATTAATTATCATCATAATAGAAGATCTAAAAACTTCTTAGTAAGAAAAGTTAAAGATGCTCTTCCGGAATTTTATACATCAGATTTTCCTAAATTAGTTACATTTTTAGAAAATTACTATGAATTTTTAGACGATTCAATTGGAGCTAGTTCTTTTGATGATGATATACGACAGCTTTTTTCACAAAGAGACGTGCACGCGGCTAGCACAACATCGCTTAATTCTATAATATCTGAAATAACTGGTGGCTTACCTAACGGAGATAATTTTACTGACCCTAGTTTTTATGCAACTAGATTAGCAGAACTTGCTAGAAACAAAGGAACAAGATTTGCTGCAGAAGAATTTTTTAGAGCATTTTTTCAGCAAGAAGCAACAATTAGTTATCCTAAAGATGATATTTTTATAATTGGTCCAGGACCTTGGCCTGGAAGTCCAGTGGATTCTTCTGACGCATCTATTTCCTTAATTGGTCCAGAAGGTCAAAAATTTATACAGAATTATAAATTATATCAAATTTATTCAATATTGATAAAATCCGGTTTATCAGTTAGTACTTGGAGAGAACTTTATAAAAAATTTATACATCCCGCAGGTTGGTATTTTCAAGGTGAAGTTGAAGCGATAAGTGAAGCAAATTTAAATTTAAACTTTATGGATTTAAACGCTGACAGTATCAGACCTGCGGCTTTTGCAAGAAATGTAGTTGAAGAAGCAACTTTAACACCTATTGCTCCGTTCACAGAAATGACTGCATTATATGATAGCGGAGGAAGATCATATAGAGCAAGGCTGAATGATTTAGTTAGTAAGTATCAAGACTTAAGCGCGAGTGATATAAATAAATTTTATCATAGTGTTGAACAATTAATTACGCCTAACTCATTTACATTTGATGATAGTGCAGCCAGAGACAGTGCTGGAACAGCTACACCAGACTTCTCATTAACTTTAGAGACTATGGATAATGAAATGTTTACAAGATATACGAGTGATTCATCTTTCTGATATAAATAGAACTAATTAGGAATTAATTTTATGACAAGACAAAATATTAGTATAGGTACAAGCGCAAATGACGGCACTGGTGATACTTTACGCTCGGCCGGACAAAAAATAAATGAAAACTTTGCTGAAATATATGAAACTCTAAGTGGAGATAGTTCAAAAATTTCAGCGAGTGTAAGCTTTCAAGACTCAGCTATAAGGTATCTTGGAAGTCCAAATGATGCGCATGAAACTTTTCTTAGAGTAGTTACACCTACAGCAGATAGAGATATTACATTTCCAAACGACACTGGAACTGTTCTTTTGGATTCTTCAACTAATACTATAAAAAATAAAACAATTAATATTGCTGATAATACTATTACTGCTACCACAACAATAGGTTCAACTGCAGTTAATTTAGGAGGATCCGCAACAACATTTGCTGGTATTTCAAGTTTGCAAACTGAAACATTAACGAATGCAACTGGAAACTTACTCGTCAATAGTCATACATACATTACAGAATTTAGAGGCGGTGGTTCTACTGAAGGCATGATTCAGCTTAATTGCGCAGTAAATAGCCATGGTCAAATAATTAGATCCGCACCTCACAGTGTAGGTGCAACTAACACATTAATATTACCCGGCGGCAGTACAATAGGTAATGATAGTGCAACTTTATTATCAGACATTGGTACACAAACTATTAGAAATAAAACACTAGCAGCGAATTTACTTAACGAACCTAAAATTGGAAAAGCAATAAATGATTCGTCAGGCAATCAATTGATATCTTTTACTAAAACTGCAAGTGCAGTTAATCACGTTAATGTTACAAATAAAAATACTAGTAATCATCCTATTATTGGTGCAGCTGGTGATGATACAAATATTAATTTAACATTGTCTGGTAAAGGTAAAGGATCAGTTGCAATAAGTAAAGCAGCATACGTTCATGATGATATTACTGCAAATGGAGCAGCTGATTCGGCTGCTACTCTCATAATAGGTAATAAAGGTTCTGCTTTAGCAGTAACATTAGGTGATGGAACGACAACAGGCGAATTTAAAATTTTTACAAACAAAGGTGCAGGTGCAATGACGGTAACACCTACTAATTTTGCTGGAGGCACATCATTTGAACTAGCACAAAATGAAGGAACCACTTGTATATGGGATGGTTCTAATTGGTTTTTAATTGGAAATCAATCTGTAATGACAATATCATAAGATAAGGAATAAACAATGGCAGCAATAATAACAGATCCTTTTAAAAAACATATGCTTCAATCGATATTCGATCAAGCACAAGTTGATTCTGATGGGAGATTATTAGGAGATAGTGCTGATGCTTTTTATTATATAGGAATAGGAAGATCAGAAGGTTGGGATAGTTCATCAGATGCAGTGATACCAGATCCTACTGACACACCGTTTAAAACAAGAATGGCATACGCTGGTTTACAATCAATAAAAAAACATGAAGGATGTACTTATGTTGTGCCAAGAAAAAATTGGACATCTGGTTCAATATATGATCCGTATGATGATGACTATTCAGCCAATACTGCTAGAAGCTATTATGTTTTAACTGAAGACAATAACGTTTATATAGTTTTACAACAAGGTAGAGATGGAAATGGTACTGAAGTTCAATCAACAGTTAAACCTACAGGTCAAGCGAGTACACCTTTTACCACGGCTGATGGATATGTGTGGAAATTTTTATACGCAATATCAGGAACAAAAGCTAATTCATTTCTAACATCAAATTTTATGCCTATTCAAAAAGAAGTTCGTGTTGGAACTAGTGCTGCAATAACTGATGCGACCAGAAATCAACAGTTTACAATACAAGAGGCAGCAGTAGCAGGTTCAATTGCAGGCATAGCTGTGACTGATGGTGGTGCGGGGTATGCTGGAGGAACACATTCTGTTGTAATTCGAGGAGATGGAAATACAGCTTTGGCGACTGCAACTGCAACAGGTGGATCTATTGTTAAAGTTGAAATGGATTCAGCACGTGCCGGAGGAAGCGGTTATAATTTTGCAAGTGCAAGAGTAACAGCAGGTTCACCTACGACTGAAGCAAAACTTAGACCAATACTTAGTCCACCAAATGGGTTTGGGGCTGATCCGAGAGATGAATTAAAATCTACTTCATTAATGTTCACCATAAAACCAGAAGGTTCTTCTGGAGGAAATACTGGAGCTGACGACTTTGTAGTATCAAATGATTTCAGACAAGTAATGTTAATTAAGAATCCAAAAAATGCTGCTGGTAATAATTTTACTGGAACCACTGGTAGAGCGTTGAGATTCATAAGACTTACAGATTCATCTGATGCTAGTAACTTTACAAGAGATGGTAGAGTTTCAGGTGATACCACAGGAGCGATAGCACATATAGATGAAATTAGAAAAGGAAAATTATTTTTTCACCAAAACGATTCAAGCGGATTTCATGATTTTCAAGTAGGTGAAACATTGAATACGAGTCAAGGTACTGTCAGTACGGTGGAAAATGATTCTGACGGAATAGTTAGACATGGCGGAGAAATATTTTATTATGAAAATAGAGCTCCAGTGTTTAGAGATGAAGATCAAAAAGAAGATATCAAAGTGGTAATAACTCTTTAAGGTATAGAGAACAAATATGGCAACAAATTTAACAAATACAACCTTTTCAAGTACATATAAAGATGATTTTCGTGATAGTGATGGTTATCATAAAATTTTATTTAATACTGGAAAAGCATTACAAGCACGTGAATTAACGCAAATACAAACCATTCTTCAAAAACAGATAGAGAGAATGGGTAGTAATATATTTAAAGAAGGCGCAGTTGTTAAACCCGGCGGTGCTAATATTAATTCGAGATTTGAATTTGTTAGATTGGACACTTCAACTCATGCTTTGCCTGCAGCCGGCTCTAGTTTATCTGATTATATTGGATTAGAATTTACAGGTGTAGATTCTGGAATAAAAGCGGTTGTTCTTGATGCCATAGCTGCAGAATCACCAGATCCAGCAACCCTCTTTGTAAGATACACGAGCACATCAGGAGATACATCTTCAAGTAATACTACTACTAAACGTTTTACTAAAGGCGAAGACCTTACTGGAGGTGCATTCACTTTAAAAGTTGAAAACGTAACTGGTACCGACGCAACTGGTGTTGGTACTCTTGCAACTTTAGCTGAAGGAATATATTATGTAAGAGGACACTTTGTATTCGTTGAACAACAGTCTAAAATCATATCTAAATATACAGATACGGGTACTGCAAAGTTAGGTTATAAAGTAACTGAAGACGTTGTAAACGTTACAGATGATGATGGATTATATGATAATCAAGGGACGACTCCTAATATAACTGCTCCAGGCGCTGATAGATATAGAATTAAACTTACAATTGCAGTAGATACAGAAATTACGGGAAATGATAGTTTTATATTCGTTGCTGATATTAAAGAAGGCATCATCTTCAAAGGCATAACGATTGAAGATTCTTACAATATTCCTAATGACATGATAGCTACGAGAATTAAAGAAAATTCTGGTGATTATATTGTAAAACCTTTTATTGCACATTTTGAACCAGATTCACAAGACTCTCATTTACTTTTGAAAATAAGTAATGGCGTTGTTGTTATTGATGGTTATAGAGCGGCTAGAACATATCCTACAAATATAAGAGTTTCTAAAGTTACAGCAACTGGATTAATTCAAAATGAACAAGTAGGTGCAAGTTTTGGAAATTATGTAGTAGTAAATCCAGGGAGTTCAGTGGCTGACACAGATTCAGCCACAAAAGGTTTACCGGATATTGATACATTTGAAAAAATGAATATTCATGATTCTCAAGATAATCAAGGAAGTATTATTGGTACCGCAAGAGTTAAAGGTGTAACAGAAGAAGGTGCTAACTATAGATATCATTTATTTGATGTCCAAATGAATTCAGGAAAAGCTTTTCGTGATGCAAAGAGTATAGGTACAAGCATAACTAATACTTTCAATATTCAATTAGAAGCTAGTAAAGCTGTATTAAAAGAAGCTGATCAAAATACATCAATATTTCCATTACCTAAAAGAAGACCTCAAAGCTTTGTAGCTAATAGTGTTACATTTACTGCACAAAAAAGATTTACAGGTGTAACAACAGGTGGTGGCGCATTATCATTAAACTTACCGGATAGTTCAGAACTCTTTACTAATACAGGTGATTGGGTATTTGCTGCCGTTGATAGTGATGTTATAACACCAACTACTCGCGTTGGAGCTCAACCTAATCCCGTTCTTTCTGCTGGAGGTAAAGCTGTAACAGTTAGTAATCTTCCAGCATCTAAGAGCATGGAAGTTTTAGCATATGTTACTAAACGAGAAGCCACACACAGAACAAAAACACTAACCACAAAAAGTGATTTTTATCCGATATCAGTTGATGGCGATTTAACATTCATACAATTACCTAAAGCTGATATTTTTTCAATAGAGCATATTGCCGCTGACAGTCCGGGTGCTGGTGGAGTTAGCTTTAGAAGAAAATTTACTTTAGATAATGGCCAGAGAGATAATCATTATGCTAGAGGTAGATTATTATTAAGAGACGGTGAAACTTCACCGGGTTCAGCCGGCACTTATGTTTACGTTACATATCAATATTTTGAGCATGGAAATAACGGTGAGTTTTTTGCAAGACCATCATATGTAGGTGGTGGTGTTAGTGATGCATTAATTCCGAAGTTTAGAAATAATAAAGGTGAACTGATTAAATTAATTGATCATTTAGATTTTAGATCTGTTATGGATTCAAATGGTGAATTTACTGGAACACAAGCTCGAATTCATAATTTACCACAACCGGGAACTGCAGTTAATTTAGATGTAAATTATTATCAGTCACAGGCGGCTAAAATTGTAATTAATAAAGATGGCGTATTAAATTACATTGGAGGAGAAATTGGATTTAATCCTTCACCTCCACAAAAACCGGATAATTCTTTAGCATTGTACGATGTTGTTTTAGGTCCAAATACTCAAAATGATTCAGATCTTTCTTTAACTAAGATGGAATACAGAAGATTTACTATGAAAGACATTGGTGTTCTTGAAAATAGAGTAGCTAACTTAGAAGAAGTCACTTCACTTAGTTTATTAGAAACTGCAACCAAGCATTTTCAAGTTTTAGATTCTAGTGGAAATGATAGAACAAAAGCAGGTTTTTTTGTGGACAACTTTAGAGATCACACTTTTTCTGCGGCTATCCCACAGACACAGTATAGAGCAGCAATTGATCCAATAGAACATGTATTGAGACCAGCATTTTTTGAAGATAACATTAAATTAGAATTTGATTCTGGTGGTTCGTCTAATGTTTGGAGAAAAGGTGATAATATTTACTTACATTATAATGACAGTGCACACATAAATCAAAGTTTAGCGAGCAAATCTATATCGATAAACCCTTTTAGTGTTGCTATTTTTGATGGAAACCTTACTCTTTCACCGTCTTCAGATGAGTGGAGAGATACTGAAAGATTACCAAATAAAATCATTACTAAACGAACTAAATTGTCTCCTCAAAATGCGTATAATTGGAATAACTGGTCATGGAACTGGGGAGGGTTGAGCAATGAAGATCTAAAAATAGGTAGTCAAACTAATTCAATAAGTGGAGCTTACAATAGAGTGGTAAGTGAAGATACAATATTAGATTTAATTGAAGATAAAGTTGTTCAAACTGCGTTTGCACCATTTATAAGATCAAGAAAAGTTTATTTTAAAGCAACTGGCATGAGACCAAATACACGAGTATTTGCATTTTTTGATGATAAACATATTTCAGATTCTGCTACTGGAAATTATGTAAATGCAGAGTCATTCGTTCAATATGGTGATCCAGCTGGAGATGGAGATAATAGTAATATATTTGATAGAGTGACAACTTTTCCAGATGCAACAAATCAAACGTTAATTACTGATAATAATGGCGCTATTGAAGGTGCATTCATAGTACCAAATAATAGCGGGTTAAGATTTAGAACCGGAACTAGAGAATTTAAATTGATGGATATTACTGGAACTGATGAAAGCTTTGCTGGAACTGTGGCCAAAACTAGTTACACTGCATCTGGATTGATTGATACTAAACAAGGATCGTATCATTCAACTAGAATATTAACAGTTGAAGGTGCTGGAAACATATATCCTAAAAATTACTATGGCGGAGACGATGGTAATGACGATGGTAGAGACGGCGGTACCACTGGAGGCAATACTAGCAGTGGTGGTTATGATGGCCCTGAAGGTGGTGATCCGGGTAATCCAGATAACAGTAGTCATGGTACTGATAATGCACATGGTGTTGATGCAAGTGAAGGTACTGCACATGCTTTATGTTTACTTGAAGATATGACTGTCATGTTAAATGGCAGACTATCTCAAGTTACTAATGTAAAAGTTGGAGATATAGTTTCTTATGGTACAGTCATAGAAGTGATGCATAAACACATGAGAAATAACTATTACATTATTAATAACGAGTTAAAAATTACAAACGATCATCCAGTCTTAGTAAATGGAAATTGGAAGAAAGCTGAAAACGTATGTGTAGGCGACTATATAAATAATGTAAAAGTAGAGTCCATAGAACACTTTAATAAGTTAGTTCCTACAGTTTACATAGGAACAGATACTATGAGTTATGATGTATATTGTGGAAGCAATGTTTACACCGTGCACGGACACTATAAACAAAGATTACAACAAGCGAGTTAAAGATGGCAAAAACTTCAATAGGATATAATTTAAATAAACATTCAATAGCTCAGTCATTTTTTATAGATGAAACAAACGGTGTATATGTAACTAAAATTCAATTATTCTTTTCAGCCAAAGATTCTATTTTACCTGTACATCTTGAGTTAAGACCTATGGTTAATGGCGCTCCATCAGCGTTTGAAATCATTCCGGGTTCACAGGTTACAGTAAATAGCTCAGATGTTGCAACAAGTGCAGATGCATCATCAGCAACAACATTTCAATTTGTTGAACCAATATTTTTAAATGGTCAAACTGATTACGCAATTACAGTAAATTCTCCAGTCTCAACTTATAAAGCTTGGGTTGCAGAAATAGATGAATTTGTTGTTGGAGGCACAGAGAAAAAAATTAATAGGCAGCCTGTGTCTGGTAGTTTATTTCTTTCTTCGAATAACGTTAACTTTACTTCATCACAAAATTTAGATTTATGTTTTAAACTCTTTACTGCATCTTTTACTAAATCACCAGGCGTAGTAAAATTAACTAATCCTGATTTAGGTCGAAGAAAACTCATAATAGATCCATTAACTTGTACTAATGGCAGTACAACAATTAGAGTTTCTCATCCTAATTCAGGACTTCAAGTTGGCCAAACTATCTTAATTCAAGGTGCAACTACCATGGGAGGTATTTCTACTGCAAACTTAAATGGTGCCAGAAATATTGTAAAAGTTGATTGGACTGGCTTTACGTATGTAGCAGGTGGTGCGGCTTCATCTGATGCCATAGGCGGAGGAAGTGATGTTACTGTTTCAAGAAATATACCTTATAGTGTCATGTTTCCTAATCTCGCATATATACAACCAAAAACAACACAAATAAATGGCTTAATTAAATCAACTAGTGCAAGATCTTATGCAGGAACTGAAACAGCATTTCAAAGAGATGATGACTTTTCAACAATAAGATTTAATCAAAATAATTTTTTAGTAGGCAGGCGTTTAGTTGCTAATGATAGTGCTGAACACGCTCAAATGAGTGGAAATAAATCTTTTGAGATGCAAATAAACATGTCAACAAGAGATTCATCAGTTTCACCTATGATAGATTTGCAGAGAACGTCAGTAACATTTATTGATAACTTAATTGACAAACAAGATTCATCAGCTACAGTTGGATTTAATGTTCCTATAGCTTTTGCTAATGAAACCACTAAAAATGGAAGTTCCGCAGCAAAACATTTATCGAGAGTAATTCAACTTGAAACTGATGCAGTAGGCTTAAAAATAATACTCGCCGCTAATAAACCTGCTGAAGCTGATTTTCAAGTATTTTTTAGAACCGCAACATCAGATGAAGATATAAATGACAAAGGATTTTCGTTAGTATCACCTGAAAACACACCTCCTAGTGATGACAGTTTGCAAGTTTTCAGAGAGTATCGTTATTTAGCCGGAGGAACTGGAGGAGATCTAGTTGCATTTACAAAGTTTCAAATAAAGATTGTTTTCAGAAGCACTAATCAAGCTAGAGTACCAATGATTAGAGAGTTAAGAGTAATAGCACTGAGTACGTAATGAACTATATAAAAGTAGAAGGCCATGATGGTTATGTTAGAAATAGCACAGGTGCTATTCTAAATATAAATAAAGAGGAAGTAGAGGCCGCAAAGAAACGTAAAGAAGCGAGAAAAAATCAAGCTGACGATATTGAAAAACTTAAAAATGAAGTCAGTGATATAAAGAATGTATTAACAAATATTGTAGAGAAATTAGATGGCATTAGTAACAGTAAATTTAAGTGATCCAGTATCAAGTTTAGTAACTAAAACAAACCTGTTGTCAAAGAATACAGGCGATTTAGATAGTTTAGATGCAGGTATAACTTCCAAAGCAAGTTTGGCTAAAGCGGTAAATTTTGTGTTTCAAAACTCTACTGATTCAGCACAGATATTAGCACTTATTAATGATAACGCAACGGACTCGGCGGCTATTGTAAGTTTAGTAGATTCTGATTATGTTCAAATTAGATCGACTCAGAAACTCACTATTTCAAACGTTGCAGGTAGCTTAGGAACATTAGCATTTGAACCTGACACTGGCGTTATAACAAACACAGGAACTACACAAACTCAAGTAAGAGCTCAATTTCAAAAAGACAGTGCACAAGGTATAGCATTTGATTCAGCTAGAGGTTCTTTTTCTATAGCTCTTGGTAGTGTTGTATCAAATAGATTTAAAAATCCAGTGGCGCTTTTGATAAAAGATTCAGGTGGATCAGTACTCAAGACGTTATTCTCTCCGAGTACTTAATCATGGCAGCCCGTAGACCTTTATATTATGATACTGATGGAAATTTCAGAGAAATGGATTCATCAGATATCATCAATATTCAAAGAAAATGTGTATACATGTACGGGCAAGATCCATCCGTAATACTTGAAGTTGACAGTAGTGCTGGAAACTTAAACGCTATGGATGATACTCGTAAAACAGCGGGCGCTTCACAAGAATCTTTCGGTGATGGTGATGGTGTTCACGGCGATGGCGGTGATTTTTTTACAGAAGCTCAAACACAAGAACCTCAAACAGTCACTGTAACATACGATCAATTAAAACAAACTGTAACTAGCGGTACAGCAGTGACTGATACCAATAATAAAAGATTTCCAGTATATTATGACGGTGCAAATATACAAGCAATGACAACAACAGATATGTTTGATACGTTCATATCTCCAGCAATTGATCTCTTAGTGGCAGACAGTGATATGGATGGAACTTTCAGAATACATACAGCCGCAACTTTAGCGGATCATACATTAATAAGCAACAAACCAGTATTTACTGATACACGTGCAAATACTGCGCTTTATTCTGCAGGTGGTATTCCAGAAGCTGTAGATCAACCGTTTGACGTAACTACGTTTTATCTATATAGAACAAATCAAGGTGCGGCATTTGGAGATCCAAATATAAGACACACTGACAATAGATTGCCTCTTTTAATAGACGCCGATAATAATTTAAAAAGAACAACTGATTCTGATTTTAGTCAAATATTGAAACAATCTATGAACTATTACACATCTTCAGTAGCTGGTTCAACAATAAGATATCAAGTAGGTGGTAGTGGAACAACCAAAGGAACAGCCATGACTGATACGAGACTCGATGGCTCTGGTAATTATCAAACTCGAATCGTAGGTACAGCTGGATCGTCTGCAACTGTGTATCGATCTCAAGAATTTCCAAATGGTACTCCACAAGTTATAAATAGTTATACTTTAAAAATTAGGAGAGAATAATGAAAGGTCATACCTTCATATCAGCTCATTTTTGTAATGATAAAAGAACTTTAGTTGAAGCGCTATGGGAAAAAGACGGTAAAAATGTTGTTCAATACATTGAAGCAAATGATAACAGCAAAGCGTGGAAAACTTTATTAACTCACGTTGATATTGATACTTTACATGAAGCTACCTATAAGCACATACGCGAACAAAACGAAGTATTTGAAGATTTAATAATAAAGATTGGTAAAGAACGCGGATTACTGTATGACATTAATGAAATTGATACAGATGTTTACAAAGTTTTAGCTCAGTGTTTATTTGGTCCATTTGATGAAGAAAAAGATAAAGAAAAATTATTCTTATATAAGCTACAATTATTTGA